ATCATCCTGATCCAGTCTCGCTTGTAATGGCGTTTGGGATCCTGTTGCAGGATCACGATCTCCAGATTTTGTTGTTTGTTCATACTATGCTGGCTCACGCATCTGTTGATAGGCCGTCAATTGTGTGAGTTCCTGTTGGGTCATCTTCTGTAGATCTGCCTCCACAAAGGTGTCAGGCTCATACCACGCCATCAGACTGGATATGATATCCTGCTTTGATTCCTTGTCCCATAGTCTTCTGAAGTCTATGTATTCCTTGGCATCACTTGGTCCCATCCGTTGTAAGATCCTACAGATGCTTTGGATCGCTTCTTCTTCTGATCCTTGTAGTTGCCACTCATATGGTTTGTTCATAAACTCTGGATCTGAATCTGCGATGGCTTCTTGTATGCCCATCGCTACCCTGATCATATCTCTGTTATAACCATATCTCTTGTGCCAGTATTCAACTATGTCTGATCTTTTCATTTGTGTTCTCCCTTTTGTTGTTTTACTCATACTTCATTATAACACATCTTGGTAATGCGTCAACCTTGCCAGGTGTTGTAAAAATGCAACACTTTCTGGCATTATGCTGGCTCCTTCTTCAGGCCATAACGATATGTTTCGTCGTCAAACCAATGTTCTAATTTGAGGCTATCTAATAGTTCAAATCGTTCTGCTTTGTTTAAACGGTTCCAAAACTCTACGAACTGCCAGCACCAATTATTATTGTTAAAGGGCCTACAATATTGATTGACCCGCTTTACACAACGATCTTTTGATTCATACAAATGGATAGTGTTGTTCCACAACCCTAATTCAAGGATCACACGATGTAATTCATTGGCATAATCTTCATATGTCATTATGCTGGCTCCTTCTGTTCATATCCTGCTTGTTGATTTTCAAAACCATATTCTGTATCGCAATCAGCACAATAGTATTCCCAATATTGGCCTCTTACACCACTCTTGTATTGGGTCGTGGAAGGATTGTTCATACAGATATCACATTCTTGATCTGTCATCTTTTTTCTCCCTTTTTGTTGTTTGTTCATATTATCAGTATAGCATATATGGTAAATGCGTCAACCAGGCAAAAAGTCGCATAAAATGGGCAAAAAAAAGCCCCCAATCAAGGGGGCTTATAGAAAGTAAGAAAGAATAAAAAAAGTTATTCTTTCTACAAGATCAAAGCGGATTAGCACTCCCTTGTATTACTTTAATAATAACACAGAAATAGGATGCGTCAACTGGCGAATGAGCCGCATAAGTTGGGGGTTTTTGGTGGTACCGTACAACCTGTGAGTGAGATCTACTTGGGAAAAAGGGGCGGACTTCATAGGATATATGGCATATACAGACTAAACAGTGCCGCCCCAAGGGGTGTCTAAAATGTCATTTTAGAACTGCGTCCAGGTGACTTATAAGTCAAACATTCTGCAAGGAGTGTAAAGACAACACCCTGACGCAGTCGTATTTATGAGTGGTGATCTGTGACGGGTTTCAAAGGCGGCCACGCCACCTGAAGATTCGCCGTGCTCATCTTCATTTTTTTCTTTGTGGGAAGACTCTATGTAGATAGGAAGATCAGAGTCCACCTGTTTCCAGGTGGTGACACTATGTGAGTTAGGTTAGTCGTCATCCAGATGTTTCCTTGTGCGGGTGGCATTGATCCTTGCCGTACATCATCGTTTTGTTTAAACCTGGCTGGTGGTCAGTCCAAGTCCCGCTCTGCCATAATGAATTGTGCCTGTTGACTGTCGCGTTCTTGCTGGTGAGTGCTCCGCGTTGTGGTGTCTGTGTTTGCCTGTGTTTGCCTGTATCACAAGTATATATCCTAAACACCTGAAATGTCAATGGTTATTGGTTTGGTTGGTAGGGTTTGGTCTCTGCTTTGGTCTTCAAAGCACCAAAATCACCAAAACCACCTTACCAGTTTTTTGGATTCCAATTTATGACTTTTGACACGACGACTGATGTGATAAGAGAAGACGCAGTAGTGCCAAGGATCACCAGGACATTTCACACTGCCTTTGCCTGAACCGTTCTTGGTGTCACAACGCCAGTGGCCAAGTTGGCGTACGATCTCAAGGAACCTGTCCTGTCTCATTATGAGGCTATGGTGTGTCCAGTCACTGCCACGAAGTTGGATCGCCTGTCCAGTTCGTTCCTGGCCGCCACCCTCACGTCGTAGTTGCTACCTGTCAGGACCCCCTGTATGAAGAACTCCGTGTCGTTGGTGATGCCCGCCGTGGTGAATGTTGAATCTGAACTCAGTTTGAATTGCACGATGTATTCAGTGGTGAAAGGATCAGTGGACGCCGTCCAACTGGCCTTCAATCTAACGATGGTGCTGTTTGATGACAGATATCCGCCTGTGTTGACATTTAGATTCTGTGCTGAACCTGACGCCAAGGCGAGACCACTGGGTGCCGCCACCGTGAATGGGTCAGGTAGGCTGGTTGTTGGTCTGGTGTAGTTGGTGCCTGAACCGTCTATGGCGTATGCACCTGACTGGTGCTCCAGTGCTGTTATCTCTATGTTGCCTGCGGTGTTGAGACGCATATCCATTATCCTGAATACAGCGTCAAGGCTGAGGTTTGAATTCTGTACCCTTATCAGGTCGCCAACCGCGGTGTTTGACGTGGCCAGGTTTGTGGCGAAACTGACCAATTTCTCTGAACGTGATCTCCTCACGAAGACCCTGGCGTACTGCTCAGCGATCCGCCTGTCAGCGATGGTTGGCAGTGTGATCCGCTTCTCCAATCTTATGCTGTTGTCCTGTGACAGGAATGTGTTGTCGTCACTGCTACCTATGTCAGGGAAGGCCACCTCGTTGGGTTCGTAGTTGGCCGTGTTGTCTATGTAGGTGACCACACACCTGTTGCATTTGTGTTGTTTTGATTCTCCCTCTATCTGCATACCGCCAATGATGTGATCATTGGTCACCGTGAAAACTGTGGTTGGTGATGCTGGCGTGGCAGTTATGTCCGTGTCGTCTCCCCCATTCTCAACCTTGAGGAAATACTTGCCCTGCTGGTATGGCATTATGCCCCTGAAACCTGCCAGGATGATCTTGCAGTTGCTCATCAGGTTGTTGGCTGTGTCTATGACCGCATCACAGGTGAATGCCCTGGATGTGTCTGCGTTGCTATAGGTGACCATCGTGAAACATTGGTCAGCCGCTGATTTGAAACTGGTCCAGTCAAAAACATCGTTTTCAAGTCCCTTGCCGTACCTGTCATTCCGTAGGTAGTCCACCAACACGTTCACAGGATTCTGTGAATATGCCCGTGTGTCTGATGCGTAGGCCGTGTTGTATGATGCAGGGTTTATGCCCGTGACATCTAAAATCTTCTTGCCCTGTATCTGGATCCTGATCTGCGGAACGCCACCTGAGTAGGGATTGTTGTCCGCGTCTTCCTGTGTCTCAATCTTCTTCCATTCAAATCTCAATGCGATGTAGCACAGTCCCCTTAATCTGTGATTAGAAGTCCAGTTGGGTGCTTCCTGTAATAATGTTGAGACAGTCTGGTCGTCCCTGCCATCAAAGAACTGTGCCTTCAATCTGTCCTTGTACCTGCCTGATCCCACTGTGGCCTGTACACCGTGTGCGTATGAACTCAATGTGATCTCGTTGTTGTCTATGAATAATTTTGTCATCGCGTTGCACTGACCTTCACTCAACACCATCGCCACATATAGATATTGATTGGTGGTGCCGTTGGTGGATGTGAATACTCTTGTGCCGCCAACCTGTCTCTCGCCGTACACCACTGGTATCTCCTTGACCGCACCTTCTTGGTTGAGCAGTACACCCTGTATGGCCTGTGTCTGATCCTGTCCTATGTCGTAGTCTGGTACATCTGTGCTGGCACCAAAAGGTGATGTCACTGCTGAAACCACACCGCTGATGACCTTGCCAACTCCCTTGACCACGCCCTTGACCGCCTTGGTGATTGATCTTACTACTCCGCCCATAGCCAATGTCCTTTCGTGTGTTGTCGTGTAATTCTCTTGATCTTGTGTTTTGTTGATCGTGCCCAGTATATTGGTCTGTTGGCACCCATCATCCTGACACTGTGATTCTTCAACCATTTCATAACATAGAACGCATCACGTGATGCCACGAAATCAATGTAGCACAGGTTGAATCCTGTGATCCAATCCAATGTGTGTATCTTGCCTGTGGTGGTGAATTTGTGTAGCACCTGGTTGCTCATAAATGCCCAATTGGCGAAACCCCATATCTCACCATTTGTTTGGAAAACTTTGTATTGGTTATTCTTGATTGAAGGATGGATGTGTTGCCATAGGTCCACATAGGTCAAATGGTTATAACGATCAAACTTCAAATAGAAGTCAATCACATCATTCGTGATGCTTTTGATGGTGTTTGCTCCAACACAGACGCCTGTATATGCGTCAGGAATCTGTTTTGGGTATCTTTGCCTATCCATTGATTTTTTTCTCCCAAACAAAGTCAATCTGGTTGTAGTCTTGACCGTGTAGTATGTTTAATTTTGTGTCGTTGTCGCACAGTAGACTTTGGTCTGTGGTCTGTATCTTCTCACAGTGGTTTGCCTGTGCCACTGCCTGTGCGTCTCTGAATAACGACGCATATATCTCCTTGGTCCTGTGATTAGGTGTCAGGTGTATCAATGTGAACAGTCCCTGTGTCCTGTGGTTCCAAGGCAGGTTGTGTAGTTGTAGGATGTAGAAACCCACCATCGCATCATTGTCATAGATGCACCTGACCACGTTGCTGTTTAAAGACACCAATCGTTTCATATGCACGTTCCAATTCTGTTTGTCAAATTCTGTGTCAACGAAACCTCTTTCAAACACCGCCTTGTAAGCCAATTCGTTGAAGTCGTTGAAATCTTTTATGTGAAAGTCTCTGATCTGCATTATTTCCTGCCCCATTTTATGTCTTTCACTATCTCTGCTGAGAAGTTCATACCAAGGTCGCCACTAAACACGCTCTGTTGGCTGGCATCGTTGGTCCTCCTGCCACTCTTCCTCTCAAAGTCTGCGAACAGACTGGCCACCGTCATCGTCACTGTGGCTGTTGAATCCGTTTCCTTGATGCTGTAATTCATAATCCTGCCATCAAACACAGTGAACACGTCATCTGATGTGAAACTGTAATCGCTGTCAAGGATCGCCCTGTAGATGACCACACGTTTGTTCATATAGTTGTTGTTCAACAACAGTGCCACTGTGGTGGTGTCAACAGCGGTGAATGTTAGATCAACCTGTCCAACTCTCAGGTCTGAACTCTCCGTGATGTTGCTGAAGTACAGGAATTGACCCTGTGCCAGGTATGTGTTTGCACCTGAGTCAGGTGCTGTGTTGCTGTCAAAGTCTATGTCTATGTTTGAACTTGTGAAATACAGGCTACTTGAAAGATGTAGTTCTATGAGATCTACACCAAATACGGATCTGGCCGCTAATTTAGTTTCTAAAGAAGATGCTAACTGCCTTGCCATTAGATCTCCTCATTGACTTTTATCTGATATTGGAACTTGCCATCAGTGCTTGATTTGTACTGGATGTTGTCGCCTGTTAGGTACACCTTGAATGGTACGTTGTCATAGATGACGGTTGTGGAATTTGTAATGCCTGTCACCAAGGGTGGATAGAAACTGATGGCGTCATTGGTTCCTGATATCGTCACATCTGCCGTGACCATATACACCTTTGTGTGATTTGAGAATTTGATGAGATCACCTTTCTTGAGTGTGCCTGAACCACCGTCCGTCTGACACGCACCCTGTCCCGCGGCCACTGTGGCATCGTTTGTGAGTGTGCCACTTGCTGTGCCCCTCGCATCCGTGACCACTGGTGGTACGATTGTGAATGTGTCCGCCTGGCCATTCTGTGTGACCAAGAACGCATAATCACTCATCACGTCCGCCCTGTCCTTCTTTGGTGATTTGAGACTGAAACTCCAATACTGTGATCCAGTCTGGAGTCTCTGTGTCTTGCCAGATACGCTCACTGATGTCCTGGTGTTGGTGTTGCTTGTGAAATCTAAAGTTTGGAAACCTGCTGTTGATGGAAATGTACCTGACATTATGCTGTTAAACTCCTTCTGCCTCGTTCAGCAAGACCTCTGTTGATCAATCCTATGATCAGGTCTTGTCTTGTAGTTAGTAGTGTGTCAAAGTCCGTGGCATCAATCGTGCTGATGTTGAAAGACACGTTGGTTGTTCCTGTGCCTGCCTCGTCCATTGGTGTGACGTTGGCTGGTCCTGACACCAACTCTGGTCCCTGCTCTCCAACCACGCCAAACTGGCCTGACTGGATCCTACCACCGTCTGCGAAGAAACCTCCAAAGATGCTACCAACTATTGAA